AGCAACTGATAAAAAACAATAAGTAAAAGGAGAAAAAGATGTTTGGTAAAAAGAAAAGACGATTAAGAGAAGAGACTGTGAATTTTATTCTAGACTCCATTCTTAAATTGTCTGAATCGGTTTTGGAATTAACCTTGCTTATAAGGCGTAACAGAGAAATTGTGCAGAATGAAAGCAACATCCAAACGGTTACTATTAGTAAGATGTGGGATGTGATTGAGGATATTAAAAAGACCATTGCAGAAAAGGAGGTTTCTGAAAATGAACAACTTTTTAATTCCAGTCCGAGAAAACCTCGTACGCCAGCAAATAAGAAATGTGCTGGTGCTGGTGCGTGTAGTGAACCAACTCCGAGAAAGTCCAACCTAAAGGTGGGTAGGAATACTAACCAACTTATGGGTGGCGGAATAAAGGCATAACAAGAATGGGCGGATATAGGTTTCCAAAAGATAAAGAAGAATTTTTATTGCGAGAGGCATATAATAATCTTATTGTCTTTGGTAAACTATTTCTGCCAGGTGACTTTCTAAAAAGTGAGACACCAGCATTTCACTATGTTGTAGCTAAAGGCTTATTGGAAAAATCTACAAAACCACTTGCTATTATTATTCCAAGAGGTCACGGCAAAACAACGCTGGTACGTGCCAAGATACTGCACGATATATGTTATTGTAAGAAAGCAAAGGAATGGGGGTTGTCTGACGATGACGACCCCCTCTTTTATGGGTGGGTTTCATCTACTCAAAGAAAGTCTATGAATAATATCAAATACATTAGGTTGCACGCTGAAAGCAATCTGATTATGAGATATTATTTTGGTGATTTATCGGGTAGGGATAAGAGAGGATTTGTATGGGGAAGAGAGGATTTAGAGTTTTCAAATCGGTGTAGTTTAGTATCCCGTTCTAACTTATCAAGCTTGCGTGGTGAGAATGCCGCAGACGTAAGTGCTGGGGCTATTCGTTATTCGGGAGTTTTCCTTGATGATACCGAGAACGAAGCCAACACTCGGACGGCTTCGGCTCGTGAGAACCTTGCCCTAACAATAATGGATGGAATCTTCCCATCAGTTGACGTTCACAAAGGACGTGTTTATTTTGTAGGAACTCCCGTACACTACGCATCCTTCTGCCAGAAGATACTGGATTCGTATTATAAGCACAAAGAAGAAGGCACGCTTGATAAATTTATGTGGGAGGTTATTACCTTTAAAGCCACGCAACCCAAAGCACCTGGCGGTGTTTTGTGGAATAGTTATATCCCACGTAGCGTATTGGATAGAATCAAACTTACTTATGCACAATCACCACGAGGTATAGCAGGTTACTATCAGGAATATGAATTAGAGATTCAGAATGCTGAATTTGCGCTTTGGAATCGTAATCACTTACGTTACTGGGATGGATACTTTACTATCGAGGATGGGGTAAAGTATATTGTAAAGGATGGAGAGCATATCCTTGTTAATACCTTTATAGGTTGTGACCCTGCTACTGACATAAAGTCAAAGGCATCCAATTATTCTGTTATTATGGCAATTGCTATTGACAAAGATAACAACGGGTATGTCTTAGAATATGTTAGGAAGCGGTATATTCCTTCATTGGCTATCAGAAATGCTAATGGTGAAATAGAATCTGGTGCTACTTGGGGAGTAGTGGATTACATCTTTGATATGGCAGTAAGATATGATGTTAATTCAGTAGTTGTTGAAGATGTAGCAATGAATAGAACTATTCTAAACGATTATTTATATGAATGTAAGCGTCGTAATACTTTTAAATACGGACTAATAGGAGTAAAGCCTGGCGGTACAAATAAAGTTAATCGTATCTATTCGGTGATGAATAATAGATTTGCTTCTGGGTCTGTGTATTTGAAAGATGGAATGTATGAACTTGAGAATGAAATACTTACTCTAGGAGATAAAATGGCGTATGATGACCTTGTAGATGCGTTGACGTATGCTTTTATGAAAAGCTATCCGCCTAGTAATTATGTCTATAATAAGAACAAAGTATTAGTAAAGAAAAAACCTGTTGCTAAGAATTGGATGGCGGCGTAGAGATGGACGGAAAAGAGATAAAAATATTATACGATTTGGCTAATAACAAGTTACGAACCAAGTGGTTAGCCGTTGGACAGCGTAATATGGATTATTTCTTGAATATCCAATTAACACCACAGGTTATTGCAAGGCTTAAAAAGGCTGGGATGCCTACCTTTGTAATTAACAAGATTACTCCTGCGGTTGAGCTGATGAAATACTTTATTACTGCTGGAACACCACGTTGGCAAGTTGTGGGATTGGAAGAAAGTGATACAGATGTAGCTCATATTCCTACCGTCGTAGCAGAGTATTGTTTAAATCTTTCTAGTTGGCGAGTAGTATTTAGTAGAGTGGTATCCGATGCTATTATAAGGGGGGCAGGATATTTCTGGGTTATGGTTGACCCAGACTTAGATGATGGGATGGGAGAGGTATTAATTAAAGATTTACACCCTAGAGATGTCTTCTGGGATATACGTTCTCGGGATTTCTTTAGACGGGATGCAATGTATTGTGGTATAAGAAAAATCTTTTCTAAAGCCCAATTAATGCAAATGTATCCCGAGCATAAGGAACTAATAAAGCAAGCCAATACGATTGATAGCGAAGATAGTTTAATATCTAGTATTGGTGCTACCACTACTGCGCCCGATGGCACTGAAGAAGTAGAAGAGGTTAATCCTGGCGATATTGATAATGGCGATATTGATAATATTGATACTGGTTATTCCTATGATAATATTGATACTGGTTATTCCTATGATGTTCAGGATACTGATATATTACGATATAGTGTAGGAGATTCTGATTGGGATACTTTAATAGAGTATTTTCATATCTATCTAAAAGAGAAGAAACCCATTCATAGGATTACATATTACGTTGTTAAATCAGAAGAAGAAATTAAAGCCATTACTCAGCAATATACTCAAGAGTTCAATAAAATTGCTGAAGAGGGTAAGGTAAATATTGGTGACCAACTAGCCCAGCTAAAACAGGCTTTAGAGGCTGGTGAAATTACTCAAGAACGTTTTCAGTTTGAATCTAAGAGAATACAAGAAGAGTATGCTCAGAAGCTACAAGAGGTTCAAGATGAATTAAAACAGAAAATAGCCGAGTATTCAGTAGAGATTAAAACTGAGAAGTTTACAGAGAAAGAATATAATCAGTTAAAGAAATCGCCTGAATTTGTATCTACTATTATTGATGAAATAAAATACTACGCTACTGTTATTAAAGAAGTTACAGCAATAGGAGATAAGATATTAACTCAACGTTATCTTGATGACCGTATTACTGAATATCCGATAGTACAGTTACCGTATATAGATACAGGATGCCCATTCCCAATGGCGTATGTTACTATGTTAGTAGGTAAACAGGATGAGATTAATAAAGGTCATCAAATTACTATTCATAATGCTAACTTAGGGTCGGGATTGCGTTGGATGTATGATGAAGGTTCTATTGACCCAGATGTTTGGGAAATGTATTCGTCTTCGGTAGGTGCTTTGTTGCCTGTTCATACTGGAATGCAACATCCTATTCCTATAATGCCAGTTCCTATTTCTAATGGTTTTATCCAATTAGTCCAAGAGAGTAAGTATGATTTTGAAGACCAGTCTGGTATGTTTAGAACTATGGCTGGTGGTCAAGATAGTAATACTCAGACATATCGAGGATTATTAGCATTAGACGAATTTGGTACAAGACGGATAAAACAGTGGGTTATTAATGTTGTAGAACCTGTATTAACCTATTTAGGAAAAGTATTCCATTCAGTAGCGCAGTCCACTTACTCAGCATACAAGGTAATGCGTATTGTTCAACCAAATAATCAGTCTAAAACAGTAGAAATTAATATTCCTATCTACAATGATTATGGCGAGGCAGTAGAAAAGTCTATGAATTATAGTGAAATGAAGTTTGATATAGCCTTCGTAGCTGGTTCTACTCAACCTATTAACAGGTGGGCATTATTAGACGAATACTTTAAGTGGTTTCAGGCTGGTATTATTGATGATATTGCCTTCTTGGGTGAGACTGATATACGCAATAAGGAAAAGATTATTCAACGCAAATCCACATACAGTCAACTAATAGCTAATATTGATGAACTGAACAAGATGGTAAAAGATTTACAGAGTAGGAATAAAGCACTAGAAAATCAATTAGTTAATTATTCGATAAAAGATAAAGCTTCTACGGTAGGAGATAGATTGAACAAGCAATATATGGAAACTGCTTATCAACAGAAACTCTTACGTGGATTAATGAAAGGTAATGCCCGTGTAAAGAATCAAGAAATTCAGAATACAGTTAATTCTATTCTTCAGAACTTTAGTGGGCAGATGCAAGTAGAAGCTGAGAAACAAAAAATACAGATGCAGAATAGCGGTAATGCCGCAACTGCACAAAATAGAAGTCAGGAGACTAACCCTCCCCCGACTGAAGAAAATAACAACCCCCTAACAGAGGAGACAAACAATGAGTGATGAGTTTTTGGATGGTAACACATCCGATTTAGGTGGTAACACACCTTTTGGTGATAACACACCAGGTCTTGGTGATGATTTTGGAGATGATTCCGACGACGTGTTCGGCGATGATTTTTCAGATTTATCACAAACAGGACAAAATGATGATGACGATTTAGAAGATTCTGATTTCCAAGATGATGATGATGCGGCAAATATGGGGGGGAATCAGAAGAAGTCTAAACCAGTCAACTGGAAAAAGCGGTATCTGGATTCTTCTCGTGAAGCCAAACGTTTGTATGGCGAACTACAAGGAATCAAGCAAGCAATGCCGTTGATAAGTGCCGTACAGGCTAATCCCCAATTTGCTGAATATGTTCAACAATTTTTTAACAAAGGGAATCAGGGTCAGGATACGCTGGATTTGCCTGATGATTTTCAATTTGATGCCGATGAGGCATTTAAAAATCCGCAATCTCCATCTGGACAGGTTCTAAATAAGATAATTGAATCTCGTGCCAATCAAATCATTGAGAAACGCTTAGAAGCTGAAAAAGCAAAAACACAAGCGCAAAGAGTGGAACAAGACTTGGTAAACAAGTTTAAAATAACACCACAACAACTGGCAGAGATAAAACAATGGGCTTCTAAAAGAACTATTACTCCTGATGATATATACTTTTTGTATTTAAAGGAGAAAGGTTTATTGCAGAAGAACATTCATAATTCAATAATCCAAGACCAACGAAGACAATCTTCTAATGTACAAAGAGCTCCCCGTAGTGCCGCTACGCTGGAGAGTATGAACTCTGACGATATAGATAGAGATACGGCGGCATTTAATACAATTTTAAAATCAACAGGACAAAGTATGCGTAAACTTCTCGACGTCTGATTCTCTAATTAGACAGGAGAGAATGTTATGGCTACAAATTTAACGTTCGAGGGTGTACAAAACGCTCCACAATATATTGGCAATGTGCCTAATATCAATTTAGGCGACCAATATAAACCCTATGAGTTTGGTAAGAAATTATCGCAACTTAATATTGCTTCAGACCCGTTTTTTCGATTCGTCTCAAAACTCAGAAAAGAACCAGTAGCGGCTACTGAATATGTTTACACGGAAGAGCGTCCCAGTTTTTGCCGTAGGTATGCTTATGCTGTTGGTTGGAAACACGGTGAAGATACGAGTTTTGTTGTTACTAGCAAAACTTTTGGTAGTGAAAATATCGAAGAGGGTAATGCTATTAGTCTTAAATTGGCTGGTGACTATAAGACTGTTGGTAATATTACTAACGTATATGGTCAGGCTACCAATAAGATTAGTATTGGTGCTGATGGAACTACTCCACGTTGGGTTATTCCCAATATTCTACTGCGAGTTCCTCTAAAACCCGAAGCAAAAGATTTACCAACTGACCCTTATAGCGCAACAGTTGCCACTGACTATATGACTGTATTAGTGCGAAGTGTTGGTGGTACTGCGCCTTATGTAGAGGTTACTGGTATTGTTGTTAGAGTTCCTAAAAATGGGACTTATGTATTAACTACACTATTAACCCCAACCGTAGATGGTGAAGTTACCACTCAAAATGTAATTTCTGAAACGTATGGGATACATCCCGCTATGCTAGAGGCACTGAGAACAACTGTTCAAGGTACTGCGTTTGGTGCTGGTACGGGAGTGCCAGAGACTTGGGCGGATACTCCATACATTAATGGATATGCGATGACTCAAATTCTAAAGACCTTTTGCGCTATGGATAATTCTAGTAGGGCGAATGAAATGAGGTTCTTTAAGAATGAGTATGCCCGTATTTGGGGTAATAAACTAATCGAGCATAAATGGGATTTGGAACAAATTGGACTTTTTAGTTCACTTGGTAGAGATGCCAATGGCAATAGGCATACTGAAGGTGCGCTTAATTACATTATGAAAAACTCCAATGTTTTTTCGTTGAATTATGCTACTACTTATGCCGATGATTTATTTGAGCATCTTTCAATTATGCTTGACCCACGTTATAATAGTGTTGTCCCGACTTTATTCTTTGTTTCAACCCTGACTTACAACTGGATGAATAGGTTGGCTGGGCTGTATAAGAATAATATTACCATTGCAGGGAATAATATTGTTACACCAGATTTTGCTCTAACAAATAGAACTCAAATTCTTGGTGTGCCAACTGATGTTTTTGCAACTCCTAAAGGGCGTATTAAAGTTATTATTAATCCGCACCTTGACGGAACACCTGTTAAGATGTTGGGTATTAACTTGAACGGTGTGAAATATCGTCCGTTGGTTGGCAATGGTATTAATCGTGATACCAAAGTCTATCCTGGAGTTAAGTCTTTGGAAAAAGACGGCACTGATATTCAAGGCGATTTGATTCTTACGGAAGCCAGCTTTGAATGGAGCTTGCGTGAGACGCACGCCGTTTGGATATAAATCTTTAGGCTACCGACACTTGGGAGTAAGGGGGGAAGTTCTCTTCCCCCCATTTCGCCAACCTGAAATGGAGAGGAAATAATATGACAATAGGTGAAATAT